TTTGTCATGAAAAGACTTGACACTCCGTTTGCATTTTTAAGTTTAGAATTTACTGCATTTATTCTATCTCTTACTTGAGGGTGCGTTGCTCTTACCTTAACCTCAAACCCAGCATTTCTAAGTAATGATAAATCAGTAAAGCCACCAGCACTTGTCTTTCTTTGTCTTGAGGCTGGGTCAGGATAAATCACAATATTTCGTACTCCGTATCTTCTTTTTATTTCATCAATCATATCATTTGTATTTGCGTTGTATATTTGTATCTCATCAAAAATTATTAAATTATTATCTCTTATTTGACCAATACAACAAGCCATAGGGTTATAGTTAAAATCCATTCCAATATGCAAAGGTAATTCTTTTTTTTCATATGTGTCTATTATGTGTTTGTTTCTATCAAAGTTATAATAAATTACTCCAGCATAATTAACAAAAGTTGCTAAATATTCTTGCTGGAAAGTTCTTTCATCTAAGTCATTCTTAGCCTGATCTATTTCTTCTTGGGTTACTTGACCACCCTCAATAGTAGTAAACTTAAAACTTTCCCATTCAGGGTCTTTCTTTGAATACAGTTCATAAGACCAATTACCATATCCTTTTGGTGTTCCACAAAACAAAGCTGAACCCATAGTATATTTATCTGAAAGTGTAGGTCTTATAACTTCATACCAAGCCTCAGGCTTTATGTCTTGTATCTCATCAAAACAAACAAAAGATAAACCACTACCCCTTAGACTTTGCTCATTCTCAGCACCTTTTAGACTTATTGTAGTCCCATTTCGTAAAGATAAAGTTAATTGTGTTTCATTTATCTTAGCCACCCATCTATGGTTTAGCATCTTTTCTTTTAATGGTTTCCACATTATTTCTCTGCTTTGTCTATAGCTGGGACTTATGTAGAATATCTTTTTGTTTGGAAACCTACCAAATTTAGCCAACTCATTTAAGGCTACAAATGTTTTACCAAATCTACGACCTGATAATAATACTCTAAATCTTTTATCTGATAATATTACTTTTTTTTGTGGTTCACTAAGAGGCATCTATCCTCTGTTTTGCAATATTAAAATATTCTTTGTCAATTTCTATACCAATAAAATTTCTATTTAATTTTTTACAAGCTATTGCTGTTGTGCCACTTCCCATAAAACAATCTAAAACTACATCATTTTCATTTGACCAAGTTTTAATATGATCTTGTGCTAAATTTATAGGAAATACTGCTGGGTGTGTTGTTTTATTGTTTTTATTAGGTGTAATTTTCCAAATGTTAAATCTAATACCATATTCTTTTATTACATTATTATTACTAACAGATTTTGTTTGACCATTTTTTTGCCTTATAGTTCCATGCACCCTATGACCTGCATATTTATTTTTTCTGTCTTTTAAAGGATTGAATGTTTTAGGTTTTCCATTTGATAAAATAAACATATATTCAAATACAGGTGCATATCTTGTTTTAAGACTACCGACTGCTGTAAAACTTTCTTTTTGCCAAATCATAGTATCATGTATATTTAATCCTAATGATTTAAAATATAATGCTTGTTTGAAAGATGTTCCTGTTTCACTACCTTTTATTGTTGCATCATTAACAATCCAAACAATAACTCCACCATCTTTAAGACATCTTTGTAATTCATTTGCTATATTTTTAAATATATGAAAATTCCATGCAGATAAATTATTATAATCTCTAATATTATCGTATGGTGGTGATGTTATAATTAAATCAATAGTTTTATCTGGTATAGTAGGCAATATGTCTAAACAATCATCATTATATAAATTTATCACTTATCTTTGTGGCTCACTTAGAGGCATTGTCTATAACAACAACCATCAAAGGTCTTAAATATCCACATTTTGGTTCTTCATTATCATCTGAAAAAAATTTATGACCAGTTCCAGTATGATGTCTTTTTAAAAATCTAATTTCTACATTTGGTTTATTAAATAAATACTTATGAAAATATGTTGAATTTGTTGAAGATGGTAACAAAAAAACACTTAAACATTTTGACTTTATTGCTTTCTCAATAAATTTTGGTATATTTCTATCAAATAAAGGGTGGCAATAAACAACTTCATCATCCCAATTTTGTTTTAAAGCATCATCTTCTACTGTCCAATATTTAGGTAACAAATGATTTTTATGTGAAGAACAAGCATCAACTGTAAAATTAAATTCTTTTATTAAATCATCCCAAATGTCTTGTGGGGTTCTTATCCATTTCATATCAAGCATTTTATTTTTTGAATTTATATTAAAATTTTTACTCATCAATCAATAGACCATGTTAAAGGCTGACTATCTTCTCCTATAGGTATATCAGATTGACCTAATAATTGTTTACCTAACCATATAAGCATAACTGCATTACCCTTTTCTGCACTCTTCCATTGTAACTGTCTAAGCCTTAATTTCATCTCAGCTTTCCCTTTTGTTACATATTCGGAATAACTATGTCTAATTAGGCTTTCATCACAACCAAAAAAGTCTGCTATCTCAACATTAGTACAGCCATAATTAGCTAATTTTCTAACTTGTTCTCCATCAATATTATATTTTTTTGGTCTAGCCATTTATTAACTCTGCTTTCTTTCCTGTATAATCTTCCCATCTTTTTATTATTACATCTACATAATCAGGTTCAAGTTCCATAACAAAACATTTAATTTTTAATTTTTCACATGCAATTAGTGTTGATCCAGATCCACCAAATAAATCAAGAACATTTTTTTTTATTTCATAATTTTTAAAACACCATTCAGCTAAGGCAACAGGTTTTTGTGTAGGGTGTACTCTTTTTTCTTTCTTTTCAGATGCTTTAATTATTCCATTCCATTTATGTTTAAATATTCGTACTGCTGTTTTAAAGTTAGTCCACGCAATCTCGCCATCTGCAAAATTACCTGTATTTTCTTTATCCCATATTAACCAACAAGATGATGGGGGTAATTCATTAGCGTAATAATTTCCACCCCAAAAAATCATTTTAGGTATTTGTAAGGTAGAACATAAATTATAACTATCTATTGCAGTTTGTGTAGTTGTGTCGTTTTTTATTTTTTTATATAAATTAGCTTTAATAATTTTATCTCCACCATCAGAACCAAATGATTTACTACCACCTACATTGTTATTTTTTACTATGTCAATTCCATAAGGTGGGTCAGTATAAACACAATCAATTTCATTATTATTTATAAGTTTTTCAACATCAATAATATTTACACTATCCCCACACATTAACCTATGTTCTCCAAGTTGATATATATCTCCTAGCTTAGCATTTGGTTCTTTAGGAAGTTCTGGAACTTCATCATCATCAGTTAAACCTTTTTCATCTCCAACAATAAGTCTCTCAAGTTCTTTGTCGTCAAAACCTAAGTTTTCCATCTCAAAATTATTATCTAACAAGTCAGTAAATTCTATATTTAATAAACCCATATCCCACTCTGAGTCCTCATTTAGCCTATTATCAGCTATTCTATATGCTTTTGCTTTAGTCGGTGGTAAGTCTGCAACTAGTACAGGCACTTTCTCTAATCCTAAAAGTTTTGCGGCTTGATGTCTTGTATGTCCAACAATAATAATCATTTCTTTATCAACAACTATTGGCTGTTGAAAACCAAACTCCTTTATTGAACTAGCTACCTTGTCTGCGTTTAAATTTTTTCTTGGATTGTTAATGTAAGGTAATATTTTATCTGTTTCTAAATATTTTATTTCCATCAATATTATTCTACACTAATACTCATCTTATCCATAGCCTCTTTTGACACTTTACCTTGTCTATATGCCTCTCTTATATCCTGATCTGTGTCATTCATAGTTCTAAAGCCTTTTTGCCAAGAAGTAAGATTAATAAAAGGGTCTCTTTTTTGTATACCAAACTCATCTTTTATCTCAGGTTTTGTCGGCTCGTTCTCCCACCCTTTATTATTTAGCCATGTTCTAAAGTGTTGAATAAACTTCTTATCATCATGG